GGCTTTTAAAAGCACTTGCTGGAAATGGCGACTCAGGCTTCCGTTGAATGGATCTTTAACGTAGCTGGATCAGCTGCTTCATCTTCTTTAGATAAAGCGATCAAGGATGCAGGAGGGAGTGAAAACTTCTCAAAATATGTTATCACAAAATTTTATGATAATTATAAAGATTGCATTGATGATTCTGGTGTGTATAATGCATGTATAGGTAGAGCTAAAACTATAGATAAAGCATTAAATGATCCAAAAGTAGCAGAGAGAAATGAAGAATGGTATACAAATGTAGCAACAATCAGTAGACTTGATTTAGAATTAGCAGAATTAAAATTGATGTTATCTAATCTAGGAATTAAAAGAGAGGAGCGAGTGTTAAATTCAATGTTCTCTGTGGTGAGAGAAAAAGGTAGATCATCAAACGTAATTATGATGAAACAAAATGCAGTGAAAATGATTGAAGAAGGAAAGTTAAAAATTAAAGTAGAAAGAAATGAAACATATACTGAATCACTTAAAAATAAAATAGAAGAATTGGAATGTATAATAGATGCATTTGAAAAAGGAAAAGATATCACCATTGATTTAGACGCTATGAACGGTGAAGTTAAATTAGATGGAAATTCATGTTCATATAATTCAACTGCTGCTCTTGTTTCGACTATTTTGGGTACACCTATTAAAATGTATAATGAATCTGGACAACCTTTGTTTGATGTGGGAAATTATATGAATCCAAAAAACATTATCGAAAAAATGATTGAATTAGAAATTCCAATTTTTAAATCAGATTATAGGAATAATGAATCTCCAGATTTTGATAGTTGGAATGAAAGGAGCAATTTAAAAATTGTAAGTGTGAATGACTGTCATGCAATATGCATATTTAAATTTGAGAATAATTGGTGGTGTTTTGATGATGGAAGATTAAAAAAGCATAATGGTGCTGGTTACCCTCTGATTGTCGCAAATTCGAAATTTCAAATTGATAAAATTTTAATTTCCGGAGATATCGAATTAAATCCTGGACCTGATATACTAGTTACACTAAATGACTACATAACTAAATATCAATTAAAACTTGAATGCACTTTCGACATTTTTCTAGAGGATGATGGATCAATTACATATACATGTTACATGAAATTGGAATCAGCAGAAGCAATTGGTAGTGGGAGATCTAAGAAGGAAGCTAAAAGAATTGCAGCATATGACATTCTTGATCAACTTGGTATTTAAATTAATGTGATAATAGGAATTACGACGTTCAGTCCAGAATATACGGAGCACTAAGTTACCGACTTGACTGTCTAACAGCAAGTAAAAGGTCAATGGCAGACTGCTTACAGTGTGGCT